GATCAAAACTAGCCAGATCTGACTATTTCCCATGTCTGTGTTGATTTCAGAAAACAGGGTGGTGAAGCTAGGAAGATCCGCATTTTGGAATAAGTTAACTAGCGGGATCTTGCCGTCATGAAGGAAGTTAAGTGCCATGAGAATGATTGATAAAAGTTACAAAGATATCATATTTGACATAATAATGATTATACGCAATGTATTTTTCATATCATGTCCTTAAGTTATTGATTCTATTGAAACCACCCAACTTCTAGCTACAACTGAACTGTACTGCATAACGCTATACAAAAACCAAACCCCATATTAGGGATTACCACTACATCTAGTTACCAATTCTTAGACTTATCTGCCTTTTCTTTGATGGATCGGGTCAATTCAGGATGAGTGTTTAGCTTCAATTTAAACCTTGCACCTTCCATCGCATTACGGGCTGAGACGATTCGAATAATGTCGGATTTTTTAGTCTGCACAATGCTCTCTAACTCGTTGCCTAAATCCTTAAAAACACACGCCGCCCAACGAATATCCTCAACACTTAAAACTGGTATATCCATCCGGCAATTTAATCCTCGACCCATGCGGTTTAGATACTTTGCGGCATCTTGCCTTTTAAGGTCTTTGACATCATTGAAGGGCTTTTCCTTCTCATAATCGTAGTAATTGTTGTCGCTCATTCTGGGCCATCCTTTGCTTTGATTTGTTGCTCTGCGGCTTTTTCAATAAATTCTGCAATCTTGCGTTGCTTTCTGCGGCTGTCCCAACCAACTTTGAAGTGATAGTAAACAGCTACACCAGGGATAAAGGCAATAGAGACCACCACCAATATGAGTAATACTGTATCTCTCGTCATTATTTGATCCTCTTGAGTAAGTTAGATACTTGCGATGGAAACCACTCGGAATTGCCTCTAGGCGTGAGTACGCCCTTGGCAGATAGAGCCTCGGATATATCTCTAAGCGTAGTAGCCCCTGTCTTTTTGATAATGTCTTGCACGATTGGCCCGACTTTTTCAGCATAGCTATCAGCATTGGCTTTAATGGAGCGCACACCCACCTTAGAGCCGATGTCAGGCGTTGGTGATCCTAGCTTCACGCCCTTACGCTTGAGGCTGTCTAAAGCCGCTTTAGTACGCTCACCGATACGGCGGCCCTCGTACTCTGCAAAGACAGACATCATTTGTAGGAATGTGCGATCAGCTTCGGGCATATCGGCGCAGATGAACTTGACATTTGAATTTAGTAATTCAGAAATGAATTGCACATCACGGGCCAGACGATCTAGCTTTGCCACCACTAAAGTTGCCTTTTGCTTGCGGCATAACTCCAATGCTGATGCCATCATCGGGCGATTCTTGAGCTTCTTGCGAGCGCCTGACTCAACTTCTGTGAACTCACCGATCAAAGACCATTTGCCACCATTGAGGAATACTCTGACGGCATCTTGCTGGGCTTCTAAACCAAGGCCAGATGCGCCTTGGCGGTCTGTACTTACTCGGTAGTAAGCAACGAATTTACCACTATGTAAAGCCATATCAACTCCTCTATCTGGGCGGTTGGCGAGCAATAAATTTGCTCTATGAATGGGACTCTACGCCCTATTTTGGATGTTGTCAAACATTCAAACGGGGTATTTGGACTATCGCTTACCCTGACAACAATTTACTTTCCTCTGTATATCGCTATGATTCATAGCCATAACTACCGATTGGATTCTGTAAATGGAAACAAAACCCACAATGATTCGCCTCCGACCCGACACACGGGCCTTGCTGGAAAAGGCGGCAAACGATCAGCGCCGGAGCATGGCATCTCTAGTAGATGAGTCCATCAAGGAGCATTTAGCGCCCCGCTACGCCCCAGTAAATGATCGTCTAACCCGCTTTTTAGGGGGTTAAACCATGCAAAGACTGTGTTGCATCTGTGCCAAACCCTTTGAAAAGCTGACTAAATACCACATTGTTTGCTCGGATGAGTGCGCTAAAAAGTTCACTCGGAGTGAGATTGCGTGATCCATCTCAAACTTCCCTACCCTCCTTCAATTAATGCTTACTGGCTGGCATCTGGCCATCGCCGATACATCTCTAAGCGGGGCGTGGCTTTCAAGATTGCAGTTCAAGACTATGTGATCGAGCACAACATCCCCAAGTTAGGAGATGCAGACATTGAGATGAGCGTGATCCTTCACCCAAGGTCTAAGCAACTCATGGATTTGGATAACTGTTTAAAGCCAATCTGCGATAGCTGTCAGGATGCGGGCATTTTTGATAACGATGTCCAGCTCTCCTCAATCTTGGTGACTCGGGGCGAGAGGATTAAAGGCGGTGGTTGTCAGGTATTTATCAGGCCAAGGAATAAAGATGGCGATTGATATTTACAAACAGGCCAGAGAAGCCGAGCACACCATTATTGGCAAGCGTTGGTGCTCTCAATGCCAGAGAAGCAAAGAGACGGGCGGTGGCAACTGGAAAGAGTTTTCTGGTGGCACTCGTAGGCGCTGGGAGTGCGAGTCTTGTAAAGAGAATCGGATCAAGCGTGAGAGGCCGTGATGTCAAGTTACCAGATGGGCGTGTAGTCAATAGCTGGAGTGAGGAATACAGGCGGTACTGCGAGGCAAAGACAGTCTTTAAGCGATTCAAGGTAAAGAAAACAAGGCAGAAGTATCTCGCTGATGTGCTAGCCAAGCGAGGGCCACAAGGTTATCAAGATTTGTATGACGAGATGATGAGGATATGGGAATGGGAAAAGGTAAATAAGAAATGAGTTTTATTGTCGAGCAGATAGATCAAGCGATGCCACCCGGAGAAGTAATGGATGTCACGCTGGAGAACTTTCAGAATGTATGTGCGGCCTTAGTAATGGCTCGTCACTACATCCTCACACAAGAGGCCCAAGTACGGGCTCTGATGCGCTTTAACAGCTATCGGGATGAGTGCAATGACTGATCCAAAGATGTATTGCCCTAAGTGCCATCATCCTGAGAATCGCTTGCTTAGTTTGCGTGAGCACCAGAAGCACAACTACTTGCGCCGTAGAAGGATCTGTCTTAGCTGTGAGTACAAGTGGAGCACTCTGGAGATTGTTGAGAAAGAAGTGAAGATCGGATGAGTGCTGTATTAATGAAACTCCCTGACAACATCATCAATTTCAAATTACCTAAGAAGCCCAAGGTAGTTGAGAAGGAAGAACAGCCATATCAAAAGCAATACTCGATTATTCCTTTTCGTGCTGTGACTGATGACAGACTGCATCACCAGACCTTACGAGTTCTGATGATGATTTGCTCCTTTACCAATCGTGCTGGCATCACTTGGGTGGGCCAAAAGACATTAGCCGAGCAACTCAAGATCCATCAACAAGCCGTCTCTAGGCAGATAAAGCTCCTAGAGAAATGCGGGTATCTGGAGACGATTAGCAAGGGTTTTAAAGGTGAGCGAGCAAACACCAGACGAGTGATCTTTGATGAGTCTGTGACTACAGAAGATGCCATTGGAATTGCTAGTACAGCGGAGGAAGATGTGCGCCCTCCATTCATGGTCAAGAAGGAGATGCAAGAGATGGATGAACTAGCTCGTAAGAGGATGGTAGCGCAAGCAATGGAGATGTCTAAAGGGTTTGGTAAGCCGAATGTATTTAAGGTGAACACAGAGCCAAAAGAGACAGATTCAATAACTGTGAGGGAGATGAAAATGAAGATTGCAGAGCACAAAGAGAAGGTGAAAAGAGTAGCCAAGGTGAAGCGTGAAAGGTTGTCAAAGGATGCTGATGAGTTACTAAAACAGGCAGAGAAGCTAGTTGTCAAACCTGTGGATAACTCACCTCATATACAACACCATATACAACATCATTCACTACATCCAGATGTTGTACAAAGGGAAGAAGAAGGTATATATAAGAAGGATATATATAAAGAATTAAGTAATAAATTAATTAATATTTATAAAATAAAAGTAGGAGTTATAAATAAATTAGAAAGAGTAATGACAACACAAGATCAAGAGGTAATGTTGTCATTAGTTGAGAATGGATTGACTGAGGAGATGTGGGTAATGATCGTTGAGGACACATTGAACAACTGTGCCAAGACAAGGAAAGAGCCACCTCATCGCATTGCATACTTCAAAGAGGGAATCCTGAGTGCTTTGAATAGCTCTCTCGCTTGATTAGAGATACCGCCATGACACGATCACACACACTCCTAGGCAAGGGTAGCCACTCACTATTTAAATTGAATGGTGAGCGTTCTATTCATTCTGTACAAAATCCAAACGAGGGTATGATTTATTTAACACCCCTACGCAAAGGATGTCCCCAGATGAGCAGACACATAGGCCTATCGGTTTGTACTGAATCCAATGGGGGTATTGGCTTGCTGGAAAGTGACCCTTACCTCCCCCCGGGGTCGGCACATAGGGCGGGGTACTTCCCTCAATTTTTCTTCTGTTTTTTTACCACACATGGGGATCACACATGACTGACATTAACCAGACCTTAGAGGAGCGCCAAAAAACTCATGGGAATTTTGAAAGCCACGCATCTATTTCTCAAAAATTGAAATGGATTATGAAAACGCATAGCGATAGTTGGGTGATGCTTGAGGATGACCAATCTGAGGCTCTTGAAATGATCGCTCACAAGATTGCTCGCATCCTCAATGGCAACCCTGACACACATGACCATTGGCATGACATTGCGGGTTACGCAACGCTAGTGGCCAATCGCTTAACTGACAACAAGAAAGGTAATTGATATGGCTTTTGAATTAAAACCCGGAGCGTTCTCGCTCTTTAAAAACGATAAAAAGGAAAAGGAGACTCAGCCAGATTGGAAAGGCTCTATCAAACTTCCTGATGGGTCTGAGTTCTGGTTCGATGCGTGGAATAAGACTTCGACTAATTCTGCTGGTGGCGTATTCATCTCCGGCAAGATCGGTAATCCTAAAAACAGTAATGGTGGCGCTGTAAACCAACCGACTGCGTATCAGCCCTTCCCGCCTTTGGGCCAAGCTCCTAGTGGCTTTCCATCGGATGATGACATCCCCTTCTAATCATGGCTACTAAACTCGCAAAGCAAGTTCCGAGCGTAAAGAACTGGGGCGGTATTCGCTCAGTAGAGAGGCGCTTAGAAAGATCGCAAACCATTCTGGCAAACAAAGAAGCCGTTGCGTATGAGCTTTTGTGCATGGCCAATACCAAGTTGTCAGACATTATGACTTGGGATGAAGATGGCAATGTCACAGTCAAGGCAAGTCGAGATATTCCAGACCATGCCTTACGAGCGATTAAATCAATCAAGACTACAACTCGGACTGATAAAAAAACAAATGAGAGCGTGACTACTTTAGACATCGAGCTTTACGACAAAGTAGGCGTATTGCGCCTCCTTGCGAAAGCATCTGGCCTTCTGGAAGCTCCAGAAGATGAGAGCAATAAGCCTTCTGTAATTGGAATCAATATTCAAGCGCCGGATGTGCAAGATGTAGAGCTTGATAAATGACTACGGGGTTACTTAGACACTATTCAGCTCGAGGCCTATCTAGTCAGGTAAGACTAAAAAGACTTCGTAACCCCACCCTATTTGACAACATGACACCACAAGAAAAATTCGGCTTAGAAGCCGCAAAAGCGTGGAGTGAAATCACATTTAAGGAAGATAAAAAACCATG